CTTCTAACTTTAAGTATGATCTCTTTACATCTATTAAGATAGCAAGGAGGTTGCCACCCTCAGAAGGGGCTGGTTGCTTACGAGGTTGTCCATCATTTATTAAATCTTGTGCTTGCTCTAGTACAGTTCCTTCTATTACAGATTGTAAGATAGATGGCATTAACCTAGCGATAGTTGCAGTATCGTAGAAGACCTCATCAGAGGTATGATAGCCAGCCTTACGAGCCTTCTCTTTGCGAGCATACTTCTCTGCAATTCTACGCATCTGAAATGCAATTCTACTTACACTATACTCACGCTTGTCTTTGTTCTCTTCATTAAGTTGATCTAAGTATTGACTCTGCCTACCTAAAGCCCAGAGATAAAGCTCTTGCTTTAGATCATCTCGCTCTACCCAACCTTTAAATCTACGAGCAATAGAGTTAGCCACTGCTGGTACTAGGTCAGTCAGTATCGGGTGTAATTCTTTAGTCATCTACTTTTCTACGCTTCTTATCTACTAGGTGTGCTGAATTACTTAGGCCAAGTACCTTCCAAGACCATAATTGCAATAGCTGAATAGTTAAGTAGGTCTACAAAACTATCCTTTAAAGACTCATTAGTAGGCTCAGCACCAGTATCAATTAAGTTATTGATGCGAGCAGTCTTGTCGTGCATACGCACTCTCAATCCATTAAGCGGACCGCCAGGTGCGTTAGAAATATTAGTAGGACCATAGTCCTTATGCTTTTGGATAAGTAAATTACCTGCATCATCTAGCACCTGCCACATATCAGATATAAACTTCTTACTTCTAAGATCAGCAAGGTCTCCGACTAAACGGGTAGTGCCATCATCTTTTAACTCTTCATACATTGACTGCTCCTAACATCCGTTTTGTCTCTTCTATCCCTTTTGCTAAGTATAGGTCATTTAGATCCATTCCAGCAGGAAGGACACAGATACTTGCATTGATAACTTCTGATGCTACTCTCCTAGAAAACTCAGCTCCTGGATTAGAACCATCTTCCTTAACATCATTATCACCTATTACTAATACCTGTCCATACCCATTCATTAGCTTTGCATAGTGTGGTTTCCAAGCAGCAACACCAGGAACACCAAGTGCTGGTATACCTAAAGCACCAGTAGCAATGATTGCATCTAACTCACCTTCACATACTGCAATAGTATCTTTAGGTTCTAGTAATGCACTCACATTAAATAGATGGGTCTTCTGACCAGTAGCCATACCATACTTAGGTTTGCCTTCATCTAATCTTCTAAACTTAAAGCCAACACAAATACCAAGAGCAGTAAAGTAGGGTATAGATAACCAACCCTGATACAACTGATGCTCAGGGATCGGATCAACTACTGTACCTAAACTAAAAGACTCAGCTATCTCTTTAGATATGCCACGTTCTTTTAGAAAGGTTGCGGTTTCTACGTTTAGACCCTGCTGGTAGCGAGTGGCCGCTTGTAGATAAGATTTCAATTGCTCTTGCGAGAGCATCTTTAAACTCCAAACTTTCTTTTTCCATTACAACATTGATGGTGTTTCCACCCTTACCGCAGGTATGACAAAAGTATAGGTTCTCCACTGTGTTCATCACTGCTGACTTGCGAGAGTCATCGTGCATTACACACCTAACTGAACTTGCCCTACCCTCTTTTACTTCTCCACCATAAAACTGTACTACTACTCCGATTGGGATTGACTTTGCATCGGTGTCGTTGCTTCGTCTGTTTGTTCGTTTACTTCTTGACCAGTCTTGTCCTGGCATTGCTCTCCCTTATCTAAGCCTTGCATTATCTTAGTAGTGGTTATCTTTCCGCTTGGTACTGGCATTAGTTTTCTCCCTTAGTGATATCGCTATGTCTACTAACTTTTCTGATTCAGATTTTGTTGTAGAATCTTTTTGAACTGACAAATATGCAAGGTGATATTCACCTGATTCAAAATGTTTTTTTAATAAACTAACAAGACCCTTCTCATTAGTTCCACTTATTTTCATACCACAGTAGCAAGCCATATTATACTCTGGTGGTCTATCAATCATTCTCTCTCCTCCAACCATTGCTGTAAGTCTTGGACCACCCAAGCTTGTTCAATTCCTGCACTTCTTCTTTTAACTACCACATAAGATAGTGGTGCTGGTGTTATACCTCTAGCACTAGCATAGTTCTGAGCTTCAACAACTGCTTCTCTCCAGAACTGGGGTAGGTTTAATACCTTTGTATTCTTTAACTCCAAGATAAAAGTTTTACCAGCAACTATAACTACTAGATCACCCTCATCCTTTTGTCCTGATAAGCGTAAGCGCTCAGCATTAACACCCTTAGATCTAAACCATTTCATTACATCTAGTTCAAAGGATGCACCCTTGCGTTTATTCTTTGCGCTCATCTACCTTAACCTTGTTTACTTTATATGTTTGCTGACCATCTTCTTCATATACTTCAATAATTCCCGCCTGAATAAGTATAGAACTAAAAGCAGCAAAATCATTTTCCAACTTAGCAATCTTCTTCTTGACATACTGTATCTCCGTATTAGCCATTAGCCTACCTTGTCTCTCATACTTTCAAACCTTGCATCTCTACCAAGCATACGACCAAACTCATCAGCATCGCTGATCTGACAGGAACCATAACTAGCAAACAAAGATACATAGTCTTTACCATCTGCACTGTGCTTACCAAAGCGATTCTTAACTGCAGCAACTCTAAGCAACTGTCCTATAGGTTCATAGCCCAGTGTTAATATCATTGCAGGTAGTTGAGATACCTTACCGTGAATAGATCTACGAGCAGGTGGTTCAGTAGTAGAACCATACTCAGACTGTTCGCTGACGTGATGAAGAACCATTACGCAAGCCTCAGTCTGTCTAGCCATATCGTGTAGTTCAACCATAATAGCTCGCAGTCCTGCCCACTCATTGTCTGATTCAGCTACCACATTCATAAGGTTATCTATAATAATTAACTCTGGTGGAATACCATAAAGTTCTATATAAGCCTTGATCTCTAACTCAATATCATCTAGTGATGGTGATGAGTCAAAGACCCACTGTATATTTTTTACCTTATCAAACTTATCATCATAGTACTTACTATTCTTAGTTAAGTTTTCTTCTACCAGAGTTTGATTATGACCTGAGATATGTGCTGCAGTTCTCATCATTACTGTAGCCACATCAGTATCTGCAGAAAAGAAAAGCGTTGGTACATCAGCCTTGATCGCATAGATCAAAGCAAACATAGACTTACCAGCATTTGGAGCAGCAGCAATCATACAGACTTGACCTCTTCTAAACCTTATCTGTTTGGACTTTAAATCATTCCAGACGATAGGCAAAGGGGTAGCCTTTGTTGTCGTACTCTTCCAAGCTCTATTTAAGTTAAGCAATTTCTTCTTCTCTTAGGATAATGTTTCTTTGTTTACGGATTACTCTACGATCTGTCTCAGACAAACCGCCCCATACTCCGTATCTTTCTTTTTGTATGCCCCACTCTGCACATTCTTGCTGGTGGGGACATAACTTGCAGACATTTCTAATCTGTCTTATTGTGGATAAGTCTTCTCCTCTTTCAGGAAAGAACATATCCATTGATATCTCTGCACAAGAGGGGTTCTCAAACTCACGAGGCCCCCGCATTTGCTATCTAATCCAGACTGTATCGCACTTATCTGTTGCACCTTTAGGTGCAGCGCACATCCAACCTTTCCAAGGACCCTTAGTTCCTTGTCCAGATCTAAAGCTCATAGACCCGTGCTTGCAATCAGGTGCATCACCTGATGGTGCTGACATTGTTGTAGCGCCTAATGCTTTCTTAGCATAAGCAATTGCTCCACCAGTTGGTTGAGCAGTAGCACCAAGTGTGGTGCCAGTTGAAGTAATGAGTGTTGATAGATCAGCAATAGATGTTAGAGATGCCTCTAACTCTGTCTGACTTGTTGCATATAGATTCACTAAAGTTCCATCAGCTAACTTGTAGTTGATCTGAAACTTAGTTGACTCAGGTGCAGCCATTTATTTTCCTCCAGTTTTTATATTTAATCTAGCGAAAGGTTGTCCCTCCACCTTTGGTACAAAGCCTAGTAGTTTTTCTACTTCGGCTGTGTTAACTGTAGACCTACCATTAACAGTTGTCCAGGTAATCTGTACACCACTAGCAGTCTCTCCAGTTATACCGTCAAACGCAGTTCGTAATGACTCTCGTTTTTCGGTCAACTCTTTTATCTGTTGATCAAGTTGCAAGTACATCAAGGCTGAATGATCAACGCTACTGTCTTCTATAACAGGCAGCTCATCCTTGATACGTTCTTTTTTTAAGCCAGAACATCCGATCTCTCCTGTTGCATCAAAGTACTTGCAATAAGATTTGCAATAGTTTTGATCTCTCTCAGGATCTGGTGCTATCTCTGACTCTTTAACTGCAGCTAACCAGTTAAGAGCCTCTTCAGCAATCGTAGGATCATATGCTTCAGAGTGGACAACTACATCTCTCTCATCGCCATCTCTGGCTATGGCTACCAGATTGACAGTTCTAGGCTTCCCCTTCCCAGACTTGTCTAACAGATAGCCATAGACCTGAACCTGCCAACGTTGTTGACTAGATGGAAAGTAAGAAAGGTTTTGTTTCTTAACAGTCTTCCAATCAATAACATCGCCAGTCTCTGGAATGAAAAGATCTATATGAGCTTTCATCCCAGAATATTCTACTGCAGTTTCAACCCAATACTTCTCACCCTTTGGATCTATACTGCGTATTGCTTCTTCAATAGTAGCGTGGATAGCAGTACCCATAATCGCTGCTAACTTTAATTCGTTCTCATTAGTTTCAGGTTGATCGTTAAGACGATACCAAACTTTTCTACGGCAACCACCCAACTCTGATGGACCTACCTGTGTCTGTTTAGATCTAGCCCTACCAGCATCTTTAGCTCGTAGAACATCAATCAATAACTGCTTTGGATCGCTCACTATAATCCCCACTTAATAAAAAATTCTAAAATAAATCTGTACATCTCTAAGTCTAATAGATAAAACTGTAATTGCCAATATATTTCTTTCATCATCTTCCTTACTTTGTGAACTGAGTCTTGATGGTTGGTACTCCACCACACCATACGTTGTACTGTATGGCAATATTGATTGCTTTCTTTGCAGCACTCGCTGCTTTAGCGTGGGTTCTAATCTCACTCTCCATTGCAGCTAATGCACCAAGAGCAATTGATCCACCTGAGCCTATGCCATATAAGTTTCTATCATCTCTCATATACCCATAGTCATCACTGATCTGATATATCTTTCCATTAAAACAAATTAAAGCATCCCACCCAGAGTCATCATCATTTTTATTCTTAGGCGCAGGGTCATAACCTGCATCAGTTAATGTTTGTTTGATAGATGGTAGAACTCTAATCATTAAGAAGCGATCAGGCTCTTGAGTTTTAACTACCTTTGGTGGTTGCCATAAGTTATTTAAGATATCTCCAGCAGTGGCATCACCTGCTACAGCTATTAGATATTCATTAACCTTAACTATTTTGTCATAGCCTTTAGCAATGTAAGGTTTGTCAGTATAGGTAGTCATTGTATCTGAGGCTATAACAGCCCAGCCTTTACCTTGGATACCAATTATCGCGGTCAATTCAACTCCTATCTCTTGGTATAAATAATACCACTACTACAACAAAAGTGTGGGATGTACTTATGACACGCCGAAGGGCCGTAATAACATCAATAGTGGGTTCGGAGATTATGTTTTTTCATATTACATATAGCGTGAGTAGGTCTTATATTGTCAATAGTGTCAGGTCCTCCCTTGCTTAAAGGGATTAAATGGTCCAGGTGTAGACCATACTGCCAACCTTCACCACTACTTTGCCTCTTTGCGGATAGATCAATAGGATTAGAGCATATATAACAGTCAGTTCCGTACTTCTTTAATACTTCTTCTTCAGTATATTTTTCTTGGCCGTTAAAAAGTTTAAGAGCTTTTCTTTTAGCAGTGATTCTTCTGCTATATGATTTTACTTTTTCAGAATTATTCTTTGCCCATTTTCTATTTATGTCATAAACTTTCTTAGGGTTGTCTTTGTAATACTGCCTACGCCTAATTGCGTTAGCATCTTTACAAGGTTGACAAGTAGGTTCTTTTCTTCTTATGTGTCTAGCATAAGCAGATAAAGTTCCACAAGGTTTCATAATATAATTATATCACATTCTGGCGTGTCGCGTATAAATTTTTAATAGTGGAGTGTAAAATATGAGCCGAAGGCGAATAATACGGGCGGCGCATTGAAGCGCCGCGATGGTTACGGTCTCTATGTTCCGTCTACCAAGGCTGTCAAAAAATAGGGAGAAGCTCCCGCCGAAATTTGGTTCTGATCTTAGAGATCTTGGTCCTCTTCACGCCTGTCCTTGTGGTTCTATGACCTTTACAATTATGGCATCCTTCTATGATTACCAACTATCCTGGTATCACCTAGACGGTGAGTGTTCTAACTGTGGCAATCTTGTTATTGTGCCAACACCAATAGATAAACCAGATTACATCCAAGAGTAGCTAAAACATTTGTCAAATTATGGCGTGTCTTTATTAAATGCGCTTTTACCACACATAAAAAATCTAGTTATTAGATAACTGAAAAATCCTCAAAAGTATAATTGTCTTGTGGTTGAGAAATACTTAGCCATAGGAGAGGTAAAAATGAAATGCTGTAATCATATAGTAATAAAACAAAACTGCCAGTGCCATAATTGCAGTGGCAGTTTATGTGAGTTTGAACAAGAAAAGGGCATAAAAAAAGAAGGGCGCAGTTAAGCGCCCCTCCTGTATTGCCTCGCGGTATTAAAACTACTTAGTCAGACCGTATTCTTTTTCAGTCTTATCTGCCCACTTAGCAAGTGGACCTGCGATAGATCCGATCAAGATTGCGTACTCTGGTGCTAGGTCAGCCGCTAGTGCTAATCCCATTGTTACTGCTGAAGCAAGTACAGCTCGTAGGTAAGACTTAAATGCAGCCTTAGCCTTCTTGCTCTTTAACTTCTTTAGTAGATCCTTCATTATTTCTCCTGTTTCTTTTTAGGTAATGGCTTAGGAAGTGTGAACTTCTTAGGCACCTCACCCATCCAACCGAACCAGTTGGAATCATCTTTAGCATACTGATCCTTTATGGATATATGCAAGTGTTTATTATGGGGATTCTTTCCGCTATAACTTCTTTCACCATCT